GCATTTGTACCCCAAGCACCACCAACCGATTGTCCCTCGTCATCATCAACGTGATCACCCCACCAAATGTATTGTGAAGTCTCATTGATAAGCGTGGGATAGAAAAGTGATTTACCAAGACCGTCTTTGGCATTTTGAGCAACCGATACACCATCGAATGTTTCAATAACACTTTCTTTAGTGCCAGTGAAGAACCCGTCTTCATCGATAACTGCAATGTTTACAAGGTCGAATGAGCATCCAGCCGCAAGTGCGGTTGCAGATGTATCTGGGAGAACCGTCTGGAAGTTATCAGCATATCTCCAGCGAACGAATCCAGAAGAAATACCTGATTGACCACTTTGAGTTGATCCAACTTGAATTGATCCAACAACATCCATAATAGATGTAGATGGAATTTCTGTTGAACCTCTAAATCCAGCGAAGGTGTTTCCAAGAGAGATACCCTTGATGAGATTACTACTATCAAGGGAAACACCAGTAATTGTTGCGTAACTTACAGTGATACCATCCGCGAGCGTAGCACCACCCAGAAGTCTGATTCTCTGAGATCCATCAGTGACAACCGCTGTTCTAGGAAGTACGGTGTCCAGCACCAGTTGTTGTGGAACAGACGCTGCGACATTCGCACCATTAGAGAATCCGGTTCCAGTTCCGAATGTCACATCCAGATTACTTACGCCGGTTGTGATTCCGATGATTGTTCTATTACCTGTGCCGACTCGGAGTAAATCTTCATTGACAACTGCCGATCCAGTTCCCCCTGCGATATCTTGGAAGAAGAAAGTTTTATCACCGGCTTCTGGTCCCGGCACATCATTGCCGAGTGTAAATCCACCTGTCTCACCAGCAGGAATTGTGAAATTATCATTTAAAAGACGAATTCCAACTTCAGTTCTGTTCGAGACAGAAACCTTTAGTGAGTTACCATAAAGTTTGGTTTGATCGACTGTGGAGCCACCAGCGTACTTAGCCACATAATTATTGCTATTAAGTGATGCGGGTGCAATACCATCGGTGCTTGCGTATGTTTCATAATCATCTTCATTTTTAATCAAAAATCCTGTACCCGTTGTAGAGGCATTTTTCGATGTGGTTTCATCGACAACACGAACAACTTTAAGATTTCCACCGTATCCTAAGAAGTTGGCAGCGGTAAACCAAGTGTCAGCGTTCAGGTTTGATGGATCCTTAAAGACCCGACGAAGATCATTGACGTTATTTACTGTGATTCGTTGTCCAATTGGACCGTACTCAAAGAAACCAGCGAAACCAGTCGCCGTTGTAGACACAGCGGGAACAATAGTTGTCAGATCGATTTCTTTTACTTCAACTCCGGGGCTGACTTGAAATGCCATAGATGATTCTCCTTGATACTTATTTATCTATCAAATGCCAAGATTAGAGGAAGCCTTCTTCCTCATCGATCACTTTCCATGTAGTCCCATCGTCGTCGGTAAACTCCAAGTCAAGACCAACATCCATAAAACCAAAAGGTGTTAATTCTTCTTCCATTTTCTCAATTTTTTCACGATAAAGTTTATCTCGAATATTTATGTCAGTTAAATCTTTAAAATACGGCTGGGTTGATGTCCACGCAAACATTACGAGAGTCATTACCAAGTCATCGTGGTGACCAGTCTCAGCCTCGTATGATCCTTTTTTCGATACAAAGGCTGACAGTTCATTTATAATATCGTAGTCTTCGATCAAAAGTTTGTCCTGCTCGATCATTTCTTTGAGCATTGTGCAACCGACACGCTTGACTTTTGGACTCATCCGAACGCCCTGCTGGACTTGATAGTTGCCGAAGCCACCATCCATGACTTGACCTTTTCGCCCACGCACCGTGGTGACCAATAGATTTTCATATTCCATTTCGTTGTGCATAATATCAACAATTTCTTGTCCGATATCATTTACTTCTGTCAAGACATATGCTTTATTGTATCGCGTAGCCATCGCGTATAAAAGGTTTGGCAAAAGAAAAGGAGCAATTGAATTGTTTTTATATTGTGCCACCACTTTGTACGGGGACTGTGTGATGTCGATTATAGTCACAGCGTGAAAATCTAATTCTTGACCACGAGCAACGTCAACACCCATGAAATACTGGTGTCCCTCAATAGGCTCTTCGTAGACCTTCAGCCCGTCCTCACGCTCTTGCAGTGGTCGAGTGAACCGAAGTGCCTTGAGTTTTGAGGGGGCTACAAGAGTCAGGATTGACCCAAGAAACTCACATTCAAATTCAGCACGAAACTGAGACTCCGAGGTATTCCGAATTGTTTCTTTTTTCCATTTATCGTCCCGACCCGGAACCTCGGACCAGTGAACCTCAATCGGAGTGTATGAGTTATTGCCCTCTTCAGCATCCTTCCAAAGTTTGTAATACATGTTCAAACCTTTGGGCGTACTGATAATCAAAACTTTTGTTTCTTGACCTGCCGAGATCGTGGGATACACCGAACTGAAGAATTCGTCAGCCACGTTTTCGGGGACGAACGCAAATTCGTCAAGGAAGATCATATTGAAAGAACCACCCCGAACAGCCGACGAAGATGTTGAAGATGCAAGAATCTTTGATCCGTTTTCTAAAATAATTGAACCTTTGTTCCATTCCACGACACCCTGCTGAAGCCATTTTGGCAGATGCTCGTAGGCTAACTTCAGACGACTCAACAACTCCCGAGCCGTTGCAAGTTTGTTGGCTAGAATAGCAACATTCTTTTGAGAATTGAACAAAACATAGTGAAGCAAATATGAAATAACAATGGTTGACTTGCCAGACTGTCGGGGCAGTTTCGCAATCACAAAGCGATCATTGTGCATACTATGAATCATTTTCTTTTGGTATTCGTATGGTTCAAATTGCACAAGTCCATCGTCGAGTGAAACGATCTTGACAAAGTTTTCAATAAAATACATGGGATCCCCCACGCACTTTGCATATTCTTCAATTTGTTCTTTTGTGAATTCGGTTTCTACACCGGCTGCCTTCAGATTAATATTTCCGAGGTAGGCTTCGTTGTCATGCTTCTCCGTCATTCCTAATTTTCTTCACTTTCTTTTTAGGAATTTGCTGTTGAACAAGTTCCTGTAGTTCTTTTGTAGAACCAACAAAGAATGCGTTATTCGTCACTTGCTTCTTTGTTTCATCTTTTTCAAGGTCTTTCATTTGTTTATGAACATCCAGCAATTCTTTGTTTGCCTCAGTTGAAGTTTTGAGAAGTTGTGACACGACTTCATATGCTCTAGGACTATCACTTTCTGATGCAACTTTTAAAATGCCATCAATTGCAATTTTACTATTTTCAATTACATCTTTTAGATTTTCACGCACTTCACCATAGTCTTTTCGCTGATCCATCTTTTTTCTTTCGGGAAACTTGGAGAGATCAACCTTCACAGGCTCACGGCGAGTCATGCCGGTATCCGACACTTCAGGTGTCGTTTTACGCACCTCCGTAGGCTCTATATTTAAAGCATTTTCAAGGGGATTTTCATTATTGAGCATCTTGTGTGCCTCCAGTTATACTCAGTGTGTTTGGATACACGAAGATTTCTTGTGTGGTTCCCGCCAAAGGTGGGAGAGTATCCGCACCAGAGGGTCCAGTAACACTTGTAATAATTCTTGATGCTGCACCAGTTGGACCAGTGACACAACCATTATCTTCAAAGAATGCAAAAAAGTTTGTAATATCTGTTTTTGTAATATGCTTCTGTGTTTTGATCGGAGAAAAAATGTAACTCAGTGCAGAAAAATCCATGTTAAATGTAATTGTTCTTTGTGTGTTCGTATCACCTTCATAATCCACTTCGGGGGTAATCGACTGAATGATAATTGGCAGATCGACTTTTGCATTGATGTCAGTGTAATTCAGGGTTACCGTGAAGTCCGGGGTAAAGTAAGCGAGGATTTGCTCAACAATCTGCAAAGCGTCATCCATAGTTCGAGTCACGATTGTTAAACTAAAATTTAGCGTGTACGGAACTTCTGCATATTGTCTATTGTAAACCCCGGTGGTATCTGTCGTAGCGTATCTTTGTGAAAGTGTATTTCTTTTTCTTGTTGGATCATAATTTATAGATGTCAAGTTGAATCCCATGCGAGGCAACACTTCTGAGATTGCAACGGTAGTATCATCACCTTTTAGCAGTGGATACTCATTAAGCATTCTTATAAATTTTTCTTTTGGTGAGTATGTGATTGGGACTAAAACTCTTTTAACAGTATCACCATTCTTATCACGTCGTTGTACAAAAATTTCATCAAACAGGCTGCCAAATGCAACCACTGTTTTTCTCAATGATTCGTTATAAAATACATCAAACATTACAGGTCACCTTCTGAGAATGGATCGGTATCAGTAAAATCTAAGAATGAAGAAGATTCTAAACCAAAGGCGGTGTTGTCTTCAAATACATCCTTAACAAAGAAGTCCGCAGTAAGTCCAATCGAGTCGATGTGGTACGTCGCACCGGAAGAGTCACCCAAGAGATTTCTAAAGTTATCCGTATTGCCAGAAACAAGTTGAAGTTCTGCTTGTTTGGTGCTGGAGTTCCAATCAATCACATTCATGGTTGCACCAGTCACACCACTGGTATCATACAAGTATGCGACCTCGCCCTCTGTAAAGTTACCAGAGCCAGTGCTTCCCATCTGGGCAACATAAAGTTGATCAACAGCGGTAGATGTAACCCCGTCGATTTGATCGAAGCCTGTATCAAAGTCAGATCCAGCATAACGGAACAGACTACACTTCAACTGATAAGAGAAAATTTTACCGAAGTTAAAAAAGTTTTGTTCTCTTTCCACAAAGTTAATTTCAAATAAACCATTTGAGAGTGGGAAAAAAACGAGATCACCCTCTCTGGGATATGGATAATTTTCATCAGCAAAAACTTGTAAGAATCTTCTTTTGGAAACAGTGAGTGTCATTTCATCTTTGATCGAAAGACCAACTGATGTCATCACTTCGCCTTCACCTTCAAACCCATCATATGAGTCGATGTACATTTCAAGTTCTCTACCATTTTCAAACTTGGGCTGCCGATCTTCTCCAAAGATTTCATCAACATTTACCAAAGTTCTTGGTACATACACCATATCGACCCCGTGAATTTTGATGGTTTCATCAACGAGGTCTTGAACGAGTGTTTGCTCGGCGGTGTTTTTAAACTTATTGAAATATTGATTCGTTGCCATGATTAGCCTACACAGAAGTCCGGTGGTAGTTCATACTTGTCTTGAAGTTGTTCTTCAATTTGATTCATCTCTTGATCTGCCATCGACATAAGTTGATCAGCATTAAATTGAACACCACCCGGAAGATTAATATTTTGATACTTCATTAGATTCATACCCCACTGCTTTTTGAAAGAGGCAGTGACATATCTTTTAAGCAAGATATCATTAAATGCTTCGGTATACACTGACGGATCAACTGCCACATAACAGTCGAGAACAATAAAGTCACCTACACTGACAGTCTCCGACCAGTTCATGTCAATGTACACACGATTTGTTACTCTATTAAAACGAATTTGCTTTTCTGGATCCAAAAGATCAGACAGAAGACTGATATATGACTGGGCGATGTAATAGTTTGTCATGTCCCCACCATATCGAAGACCGTAAGTGTCATTTAGTGCCATTTGATAACGAACACTAAACATGTTAGACCCTGCACCACCACCGTCAAACTGATATGCTTTGGTGATTGATACAATTTTTGCACCACCAGCGACCTGTGGGTAGTCGTTTGGTCCAGTCAAACCAAGATTATTTGTATCAATAAACCCGTTATTGATATCATCTTGTGTAATTGCGTGCTTGAATAACGCACGTTCTACACCATCGAAGTGATACTCGTTGAAAATCTGAATCGCATCATCGAGAGCATCTTCAAGTTGAGCATCGTCAACATTGATCTCGATTACGGGTGCGCCGAGTTTTCTTAGAGCATACTGCTTTAGTTCTTCGCGTGTCGTTGGTATTGCCATCTAATTCGCTCCTTGTCCTTTTATATGTATTGGAGCGAGGCTTCCTACGTCTTTTGATATTGTTCTTCGGACGGTTATCGCTATCTTTTGACATTAGAGAGTAAGGAAGTTGACTTGCTCAAGTTCACGAATAGTCGTAAACGGGATGAGTTTATCGAAATTGGTTTTAATAGGTTGTCGAAGTGTTACAAGACGATGATTGAACGCATCAAAAAGAACCACATCAAACTCAGACGATCCTGTAAACCCAGCAGATCCGGGGAATGCGTGCGTGGTAGAACCACCACCTCCGGTCACTGACAATGGGAAGGTAGCACCACTTAGTCCACGGACTTCGATTGTTTCGATAAAGGCGGCGGCTGTTCTACCATATACTTTATGATTTGCATCAACCAAAGT